ATGTTACTGTAGCGCCAAGAGCGCTTACAATTTTAGCATTTCCAGTTGTAGTAAATGTTACTGGTGTTCCAGCAACCACTGTAGCAACAACAGTTAGGGCCTCTTCGGAACCAACAGTTGAAGTATCAGAAACAACATTGTCAAACGGAACCTTAATTACATAAGGCGCTGCAGCAGTACCAGAACCAGAATTAGCAGTTGTTACCGCTAGAGATACTGTGTTGGCACTTGCAGGTGTTGCAACAATTGTGCCTAGAGTCATGGCTGCAACCAGACCTAGGGCGACCTTCTTAAATGAATTCATTTTTCTCCTCGTATAATTCATTGTATTTTATATTAGTTTGTATTGATTAAGGTAATCCTCAACATCGTCGGGAATTTCCTTAGTATCTAATTCTACCATAGCCCTTTGCTTTTCTGCAAGTCGGCTAGCAGAACTCCAAGTATGAACTTCAATTTCAAGATTAGAATCCCTACTTGTATGAGAAATTGCCCCAAATACCGCCCCACAAACGGCATCTGCCAAGTCCTTAGATTTCTTTCTTGGGTGATCTATACGATTATTTTTCATAATCTTAAGCTCACTCATTTCATCAAGAAGTAAAGGAATATATGGCATAGCAATTCTTTCTTCATATATCATCATAGCAAGGTCTTCATAGTGTTTCTTAGCAACAGAAACTGTATCAGTTCTCATTCCTACCGCCTTTAGTTCCTGTTGAATATCAAAGGACTGCCAACGATCAAATGTAACCATACCTATATTAAAACCTTCTCTACGAAGATTCATTATCCATTTTTTAACCTCAGATAAGTCAACTGGACCTTCTACCTTCGGTTCCCACCATGCAACAGCATCAACGATAACAATGGGAGCAACCTGTTCATAGTCTTTAATTACCTGAACATTTACCCATCGCTCAACATGTGCAATTGCTACAGCACATTTATCGTGTTTTTGTGCAAGATCGGCATGAACATAATAAATTTTATCAGGGTCTGGTTTAAAAGTCAAATCAAATCTTCTATAATTATCCACAGGATTTCTGAGTGTCATACATTTTTCTAATTTATCTTTTTGTTTGAAGAATGCATCAGATGAATATGTAGGGGTACATAAAAATCTCATCATTGCATCTCCTAAATCTGTTAAAAATGCAATCTTAAAATCATCAATCTTTCTAGTAGGATTTACTTCCCATGTAGGTCTTTTTAATGCAAACATTCGTGGGTATTTATAAGATTGAATATGATCTTCTTCCCATACTATTTCAAATTCATTATCTGGTCCTTCTGGTAATTCTTCATTAATAATAAATTTATGTCGTCTTTCTATTGTTTCTTTTTCCATAATTACATCTTCGTACCGTTTTGAAATAAAATCACCGTTATAACGAGGAAATGAAAGAAGAACTACTTTACCAAGATCTGGAAAACGAGAATCTACTGTACCTCTAAAAGCTTTATATATATTATCTGCTGTTTTACCCTGCTCATTTCCTGTTCCTACCTCAGTAGCAAAGCCTGATATTTCATCAAGCACCGCCATAAATAAGTTAAGACCCTCATGAGATTCACGTTCAGAGTGTCCAGAATAAACAGTTATAGATTTATTAAAATCAATTGAATTTACTTTTGCTTCATATTTACCAGCAAACCAAGGTGACTTTTCAATTTTATTTTTAAAACCTTTAAAGAAAACATTTTTAGCTTGTTCTGCGTTAATAGCAACGTTAATAATATCTATTGCATCTCCACTTGGCTTTCCGAAATATCTGGCAGGGTCTTTAAGACAAAGTAACTTATAAACAACGTAAGCACAAGCCACAGTAGAAACAAAGTCTTTACCACTACCTTTACCGAGCTGAAGAATGATTTCGTTTTTGGTATATTTGTCATAATGCGATCCTCCTTCTGCAGTACCCATTAAGTCCTGCAAATCTTCCTTCCTATAAATTTGACTCATTGCTTCAACAATGTCATATTGAATTTTTGACAGCGGTGGCTGTGCAAGATATTCTGGAGACTCAACAAATGTTTTTACATCTACTGGTGTCTCTTCAAAATGATTATCTTTAAGTACCTCAAGAAAATCATTGAACATTGTGGACAACTGTTATAACCTCTCCCTCTTTAGCAATAGCAGATAGCCTTTGCATAATTAAGTCACGCACTTCTGGATGCTCTGATGCAATATCACGAAGAATGCCAACAAGAACTTCTTGTCTACGTTCAATTTCAACCATCTCTTCTGCAAGTTCTTTATTCTCTAACAAACCTGCTTTTTGTAGCATATCAATACGACGTGCCTCAATATCCATAACAAGTTTAATTGCTGCAGTCTTGGCACTTAAATTAGCAGTAGTGCTAGCATCATCAATAACTTCATATGCCTGCTGAATTAGTTTAGTATAGTGTGCATCTGCACCAACAAGTGCATCTTTTGCACGTGCACGAATAGCATCGTTAGCAGATGCCATAGCCTTCCACTCATTAAGATGTGCAACAACACGAGTACGAGGAAGGTCTAGAGTTTTAGAAATTCTCGTAGGGTCATTACCCTTAAGATATTCTTCAACTACCTTGTTTACCTCATCAAGGTGTTTTACGATTTCTATTTCTGCGTTTGTCATATTTGCCTTCTAGTCTATTGATTTCATCTTGAATATAAAAGATAGCCTTTTTCAAATCTTCAATATGCTTAGATTCATCTTTAATACCAGCCCTCCAGAGATACTTTATTGCGTTACCAATATTAAAGTTTCTGTGTCTAGTAATTTCAATTGCCTCTACTCCACTTGGATCTGTAGTGTAGTGGTATGGATGGTTAACTTGGTCAACCTTGATAATAAATTTTTCTTTATCACTCATCGTTTTGATTTCCTTAGTCCAAATTTAGCAAGGTAAACATAGATTGTTTCTACGCTTGCCCCACATTCTTTGGCAATATCTTGTGGAGACTTTTTATCCATAACATATCTTTTACGAAGCCAAGTCTCGTTTGTATATAGTTTACCAGTCATATCTAGTCCTTGTCAAATTTCACAGCCTTTTCCCAGTTATTTATAGCCCAATGCCCAATACCTGCTGCATCTGCCACATCATAATCATCAATCTTTTTATCATATGCTATCTCTAATAGCTTTATTGTTCTTTTCTTTCTAAAATCACGTTCATATGATTTATACCAAGATAAAGACTTACCAGGATTTACTGCCCTTACCTGTAGTTGTTCTTCTTTACTTAGTTTCTTATTACCTAAATAACTTTGCCATGTTATTGGCGATACCCTGCCAATTAAAGATATGCCAGATAATCCAGCACCTCCAAGAATCGCACCTTGAACCAAAGCAAGGTCTGCTGCAGTTTTCGGGGAATTCATAAAAACAGTATGCTCAATAACAATAGTCTTAATCATATTATAATGATCAAATAATGCTTTAGTTTTAGCAGTAGCATCTATTACTTTTTCATATATATTATTACCCTCAAAGTTTATTTTTCCATATCCTGTCAAAGTTTTATGGGTATAAAAAGCAAATGCAAGACTATTAGTGCTAGCATCAATAGCACAAATATGTGTTGGTTGATTAATCTTGCTCATAATCAAAATATCCTTTAATTTCTTTTAACATTTTATCTACTGCCTTTTTGCTAATATTACAGTTTGAACAAAATCCAGAATCGTTATATATTGAAAGTTGTAATCCACAGCCACCCAAACATTTACGAGTTTTACCTATTCTTTTTTGACGACGAGTTAACTGATATCTTTCTGCTATTTTTTCTCTAGTTGAGATATCTCTACACTCTTCGCTACAGTAAATTTGATAACTTACTTTGGGCTTAAATTTTGTGTCACATCTTTCACACGACTTCACTCAATCCCTCCATAGATTTTATCTTTATTACTCCTGGTTCAGCTTTGTCACATGCTGCCTTTACTGGGCATTCCTTACAAATTTTTGAGTTAGATCTATAGTTTTTTTGTGGAAGATTTTTATCTTTCCAAGATTTGTATACTTCACGCATCCAGTCAAAAGTATTATTTACCCAAGATATATAAGTTTCATTAACTTCTACTGGAAAAACTAATAAGTCATGGTTATTTTTATTTTCATAAATAAGTACACCTTTTTGTTTTCCTAGAACTCGCATATAAATAATTAGTTGCATTAAATGATATTTTGCTGGCTCGCCTTTAAGTTTATGTCGCTCAAAAGCTTCATCCCTCATTGTTTTTATTTCACCAACAATCTCTTCGTCTTCTAGAAGAAGCATTGCGTCTCCCCAACCAGAAATTGGTGGATCATTGCACTCTATCTTAAACTCTGTAGTATTTTTTTCTTCTTTATACTTATCAAAATGTTTTTGATCTAGAAACTTTTTTGCTACTCCTGAATCCATCATTGCGTCTTGAATTCTGTCATGAGACATTGTTCCAGCAGTCATATTAGCAATATCATATGGCTCATTATAACTTTCAAAGATGTTTCCCTCAAATGCTAAATACCAGTATCTTGGGCATTCACCATGTCCATAAACAAGACCAGATGGAGCAAAGGTTTTCTTTTTAGTAAACTTTGGACCCTGTTTTGCAATATACCCGCTATTAATCTTTTCTATAAGAGCAGTAGAGTCAAGTATATGATTTTTATCATCAGGTTTTTTCATCATCTGCTTTATTAAATTTTTAGTCATTATAATCCTTTTTATATATTATACCAGTTAGCGAATTATGTATTTCAATGCTGATACAAGATCATTGATTGATTCTGCTGCTGTGTAATAAATATTCTTTTTTGATCTATCTGACTTGTCCACATTAGTCAGCCATGTTGCTTTAAATGCCATTTTTGCTGCTATGGCTTGTAATCTTACTATCTCTATCGTCGCCACATTGAGTGGTATATCTGGCTTAATAATAACTTTAGCAATAAATGTAAGAGCAGCAGTTAGCTCTTCATCTTTCATATAATCTGCTATTTCTGATAGTCCATTTACCATATCAAGCGTTGTTTGTTGTGGCTGTGTTTGTTCCGCCATTTTGTGCCTCCCATGTTAATTGATCTAATAAATCAAATTCTATAATTGCAAGACGAGTCTTTTTATTACCTTCTCCTAATATCACTACTATCGCTGGAGATTTATCTGTACCCGCTCTAATAGCATCTGTAGCTGCTTTAGCCCAAACATCTTGATTCAGGGTAAAAGACTTTGAAGATTCCTTAAAATCAACAACAAAATTTCTCCATGTCGCATCTCCTTTTTTAGTATTGCGACCAGAGTTCTTGTGTTGTTTAGCCCCTATCCTCTTGCTCTCTGCTCTTTCGCTCATAATCCTTCTTTGTCATTTTTATTTGTGACTTTGATAAATGCTTTTTACTGCACATCCAAGTCAGCTCTAATGATTCTTTCCATAATCTCAAAGAGTCCACTTCTTCTTTGCATGTATGACATGGAAATTTTCCAGCATATACAGAAAATTTTTGGTTAGACATTTAATAATTTAGTCCTGAATGATTCTTGCAAGTCCAAATCCTCTCGCACTCTATTAATTAGTCCATCCCTTCCCTGTACTTTTGTACCATCTTCTAGTTGATACCATG